CAGCGAAACGAGACGTAGATGTTGCCGAAGGCGCCGGTCTTGTGCAGCGCGAAGCTTCCGCCTCCCGTGTCGAGCTGGTCCTGCACCCAGGTCCCAGCAACCGTCGTCGCGAAGACGCCGAGCTTCGTGAGCAGGTCCGCGATTCCCGTCGCCGTTCCGGTCTCGAACATCGATCAGTCCTCCCGCATCGCGCAGAAGCTATACGTCTGGATGCGGTTCCCGTTCTGGAAGAGCCTGTAGCGATTCGTCCCGACGAGGATGTCGTCCTCGGAGGACTGACCGCTCGCCGCGGAAGTCCAGTAGAGCCCGTCGATCTCCCCCACCTTGACGTTCTTCTGGGGAACCACGGAGCTGTCGGTTCGCAGCACGATCGCCGGAACCAGGATGTCAACGTCGGTTCCGGTGTTCGGTGTCGGGTAGACAGAGAGCGCGCCGCCAGAATCATTGAAGAGGATCGCGTCCCAGTTGAAAGCGTCGCCGCCGTCCGACGTGATTGTGTCCTCGGTTGCGAGGTTCGGGCCGCCGCGGAACATCGGATACACGCCGTTGTCGTCGTTCGACGTTCCGCCCGGCGTGACCGTCAACGTGGTGTCGCTCGCGATGGACGCGTTTCGGATCGTGCTCCAGTAGGATCCGTCCGGCCACCAGAGCACCGCTCCCCCGCTGCTCACGCGGAAGATGCACTCGGTGAGGCCCGAGATAATTCCGGTCGTGTCCGCGAAGTAGCCGGTGTTCCGATTGGTGGAGCCTGCGATGTACAGCGGGTAGTTGAACTCGGTCGTCGTGCCGAGCTGATTCAGAAGACCAAGGTGCCAGGGGACGTAGTAGGTCGTCGATGCCGTCTGCACCTTCGCCTCGCCCATGATTCGACGGCCAGTCGCGCTGATCCACCAGGTGATGTTAAACGCTGTCGTGTCCTTCAGCGGAACGAAGACGCCGAGGTTTCCGGCGATGATCGAGCCGTCCGCTGCGAGCCCGGGGCTCATGTCGTTCTGCTCGTGGAAGGCCTGCGTGTCGTCGAACGCGGTCATCCCGAACAGTGCCCAGTTGAAAGTCGTAATCGCACCAGTGCTGTTAAGGCCCTGCCAGAGCTTGATCCCGACGATCGGGTCGACAGCGCCGCCCGCGGTTCCCGTGAGGATCGCGAGCATGTTGTCCTGCGTGGTCGCGTTCCCCCACGTGACCGTGAGCGTTGCTCCGGTGCCAGCGCCGCCCGTCGTCGCCGCCGGGTTGGTGGGGACCTTCTCGTAGTTGCCGGCAGTGGAGAGCGTCACGGTCGCGACGGAGCCGCCACCTCCAAGGGTCGCTACCTGGAAGACGGCCGCCACGCCGCCGTGGCCCTGTACCCCTCCGTCGAGAACGACCGTGAGCAGGTTCCCGACCGAGTAGCCCGAGCCGCCGGCTGCGACGACGGCGCTCACCGCCTGCTGCGTGCGCATCTCGGTCGACCAGCCCGTCGCCGCGAAGGTGAGGTTCGCCGTTGCTAGCGTCCCGGTACCGCCGGTGAGCGCGTTGCCGGTCGTCGTCGTCGGATCGACCGTGTACGCGCCACCCCGCCAGATCCGCAGGCTCGTGATGGCGCCACCGCCGCCGACCGTGCGGACCTCGACCTGCGCGACGTGCGAGAACGTGGCGCCCGTGTTCGTGAGCCCGAGCACGTCTCCGACCACGTAGCCCGAGCCGCCTGCGTTGACTGCGACCGTGGCGAGGTGGCGACTCGTGGCCACCTGGATGAGCTGGTTGAATAGATCGCGGTAGTTGGTCGCGGTTCCGCTGTTCCAGGTCATCCGGTGATCCCTTTCACGCTCCGCCGGTGCTTGCGGATCACGTTCAGAACAGCCTGCTGCCCGGCCTCGGACTCGATACCCGAGGGGATCTCGTCTGGGTCGGAGACGTTGACGATGTTCACCTTGGCAGGCGGTGCACTCACGTTGACGATCGGGGCCTGCTGCTGCGCACCAAGGATCGCTGCCGTCTCGCCGGCGGGAACGATCTTCCCGTCGCTCGGCGCGGTGAAGAGCTCGCGCCCGCGCTCGCCCACCACGTAGGTCTCGCCCTTCTCGACGGGGCCGCCGTGCTGCTTGCCCGCGAAGGCTCCGAAGAACGCCGTGCCGGCACTCGCGCCGCCTCCGGTGAACGCATCGAGCAGCGCGATCAGTGCCTTTTGCGCGAGCAGCCTCCCGAGGTCCTGGAGCAGGCTGATCGTGAACTCCTTGAAGCGGTCCTCGCCGGTGACCGCGAACTCGACGATCGCGGCACCTGCCTGCTGGAAGCCGTTCTTTGCGAAGTCGGCGAAAACCGAGGTCGACTTGGCCGTCTCGTCCTGCTTCAGGCGCAACGCCTCCAGCGCCGCCGCATACTCGTAGATGTTCAACGCCCCGGTGAGGAACGCCTTGCCAAGTGCCATCTGGTCGAGCTTGTACTGCTGCTGCGGCCCGCGCAGGCTCTCCAGGAGCTGGCCCTGGTGCTCGAGCGCCTGGAGGTTCTCGAGCCGCGTGCGCAGAGCCTCCCGCTCCGCCGGCTCGAGCGCGATGCCGTCCTCGCGGAGGTCACGCTCGATGGAGAGCAACTCGACCTCCACCGCGCGCGCGTCGTTCGTCATGCCGAGCAGGCGCTGCTGCTCGTCGAGCGCGTCGTTGACCTGCATCAGTGCGTTGGCGCGCTTCTCCTCCGGCGACGCCGCCGCGAGCTCGGCAATCTGCGCACGCACATTTCCGATCGCGTTCGCGTACTCAGTGTCCGTGATGGTGCGCTCCTTGTGGAGCTCCTCCAGAATCCGCTCGCGCGCTGTGAGCTCCTCGATCGGGCCCTTGATCTCGCGCAGGACCTCGGCGCGCAGGAGATCCGCTTCGAGGGCTTTCTGGCTCTCCGCGATCAGGTCGCGCAGGCTCTGCACGCTCGACCCGAGATCCGGCCCTTCCGCCTGGCCGGGTACCGCGATCTTCGCCAGGTCGACTCCATCGGCGTTCGCCGCGAGATCGGCGATGGCCTTGTTGAACTCCTCCGTGGTGATCGTGCCCGCCTTGAGCAGCGCCTGCGCGGCTGCGAGCTTCGCGGTGAACTCCTCCTGGGGGCCGCGAAGCATGTCGAGGATCCCGGCTTGGTCCTCCAGGACCTGGTTGCGGCGCAGGAGGTCCTCGATCTCCTTCTTCTGCTCGGGATTGAGCGTCGCCCCGTCCTTCTCGATCGCCGCGATTCGCGCAAGCAGCGCCGCCTGAACCTCGCGCTCGCGGTTTGACTTCTGGAGGAGAACGGCGTCCTGCTTCAGCTTCTCGATCGTCTTGCCAAACTCGGAGTTTGCCTCCGCGAGCGCCTCGCGCTGCTTGCGAGCCGCCTCGCGCGCTGCCGCGGTGTTCAGCTTGAGCGCGTCCTGTTTCTTGATCAGCTCCGCGATCTGCGCCGCGTACCGATCCCGAATGCGGATGTTTTCGGCGTCGACCTTGCCAGTTTCTGCGAACGACCGATCGATCTCCGTCTGCACTCGGGCTGCGACACCCTGCAGGCGCGTGATGTCCGCGCCGACCTTGGCAAAGTCGCTCAGGCCAATCTTCGCGCCCTTTTGCATCGCCTCCTGGCTGTCCCTGACGAGATCCAGGTACTCGTCGAGTTTGCGAAGCGCCACCACCGCAGCCGCGGCGCTCGCGATCAGGATCAGGAACGGGCTCACCTTGAACTGCTGATGCATCAGCTTGTAGGCAAGCGTCGTCTTCGTCGTCGCAAGGGCGAGCTTCGCCTTCGCTGCCGCAGCCACCGCTTCCGCCGCAGCGTTCTCTACCTCGAGGGCTGTGAGCTGCTTCGTTGTGGCCGCCTGAACGACGGCGTTGGCCGTTGCCTGTTTCGACGCGGCGATCTCGGCTTCCAGGGCAACCGTCGCGGACGAGCGCGCCGTCGTAACCGATTGGGCCGCGATCGCCGCGCGTTCCTCAGCGGCCGTGAGCGCGGTTGTCGCCGCGATGTGCTCTTCTTCGAGGACAGTGAGCCGGCCGAGCGTCGTCGCGTGGGGGGTATAGACCGCCCCGAGCGCCGCGCCAGTCTTTGCCGCCTCGGCTTGGGCGACAGCGAGAGCGTTTGTTGCAACAGCGCTCTCCGCCTCGAGAATCGCGATCCGCTCCGCGGCGAGAACCCTGGCAGCGTCCGCCGCGCTCCGCTCGGTGACCACCAGCGCATTTGCCGCCTGGGCCCTCGTGCTCGCGAGCACCCCTGCTGTGTGCTCGGCTGCAGCCTCGGCAGCGTGGAACTCCTCGAGAGCCAACAGGCGCGCCGCCTCTGCGGATCCGAGCATGACCGCCTTCCCTGCAACGACGGCCTGGCTCATCTGCAGGAAGTTGCTCGCCGCCGTTGCCGAGTCGGTGATGATCGGAGTGAGCTTGATCGCCGCCACTCCGCCAGCCAGGAGCAGCGCCGCGTTCGCTGCGTCGTCGATGTTGTCGGCAAGCACGAGGATCGCACTCGACACGCCAGCGCTCGCACCCTTCGACTCATTCATCTCGCCGACGAACTGCACCAGGTTGTTACGCAGCACCGTGAAGGACTGGCTGATGGTCGGAACGCTCTTCGCGAAGCGCCCCTCGAGCTCCTCGCGCGCGCCCTTGAAGGCGTCGAGAACGATGTCGGCGGTGATCTTCCCCTCTGCGCCGAGCTGGCGGAGCTCGCCGCGGGTGATCCCCATGCTCTTCGAGATGACGTCCGCCACCACAGGGAGCTGCTCGAGGACCGATCGAAGCTCGTCGCCGCGAAGGGCTCCCGACGCAAGACCCTGGGAGAGCTGTATCAGGCCGGCGCGCGCCTCGTCCGCGCTCGCGCCCGAGAGGATCACGGCCTGGTTCAGGGATTCCGTGAAGCGCAGGAGTTCCAGCTCGGTGCGCCCGAGCTCCTTTGCCGCCAGTCCCACGCGCGAGTAGACCTCGGCTGTTGCATCAAACGCAGATCGCGTTCGGTCCGCGATGGCGAAGACCTCGTCGGTGACGACTCCGAGCCGTTCCTGGTCATCGGTGACCGTGCGCAGCCGGTTCTGGACGTTCGTGTATGCGTCGGCGAGCTGGCCGAGCTCGCGCACGAGGATTGCGACGCTCACACCGGTGAGTGCCCGCGCGATCGCGCCACGCATCTTGTCGGCCTTGTTCTCGACCTGCGTGAGCGATCGCTCAACGGTCGCGATCCCGCGCGGTGCCTGCGCGGGATCGACAATTACATTTATACGGAAGTCGGTAATTTCGACCTCCTTTGCTTCCAAGCACACACCGCAGCAGCGCTCATGTTCCTTCGACTATCCTCACTCGCCGAAGGCCGACCACTTTGCCATGCGCTCATCTTGGCGCGGGCCTCATCCGAGTGCTTCGATCCAATCCTCGCCAGGCGAGACGCCGCCAGCGTTTCGGGCGATGGCGCACGACCGCGGTGCGCCGCACTCATTTTCTCGCGTGTCTCAAAGCTGTGCTTCTTGCCGAGCTTTGCTGCGCGCATCTTCTTCCGGGTCTCCTCGTGCGGGGACGACCTACTGCCCCCCTCTCGGAGGTTGTACCCGTGCGGACTCCTTGTCCCAAGCGCGACGATTGCCTTCGGCTCGATCTTGTTCAGGTAGTCCCAGTCCGCGAGGAGCATCGTCTCCATTCGAAACGATGCTCTTCCGTACTTCCGGATCGCAGCGGCGAGGTGGCTCCGCCCGCCGCGCATAGCATGGCCAACGTGATCGCTCCATCGACGACCGAGACTGCGGCAGGTAATGCCGACGTACCGCTTTCCACTCGGCGCTGTGACGAGGTATAGCCGTCCAGGCTTCTTAGAATCCGTCACCGCCGTCTGCCGCCTGCGCGTCGCTTCACCTTGCGATCGCCTCCGGGCACGGGCTTCTTGACGCCGCCGCCCTCCATGGATCGGGCCGATCGCTTGTACTCGTTCGACTGCCACTCCATGTACCCGCCGTCCATGAGATGAATGATCGTCCAGAACGGCCCGATCATATCGGCGTCAAGGCCCGCCTTCGACGCGTAGTCGATCGCGCGGCTCCAGGGGATCCATCCGAGAACCTGCCCAACGCTGCGCTCGGTGGACAGGCTCCAGAATGCGCGAAGGTAGAAACCCTCTCCCGGAAGGATCTCGGCCTCGTCCACGTACCAGTCGGGTGGCTCGCGGCCCTTCTTGGCCCCCTCCTCCACCGACCAACCGTCGCGGAGGTATCGGAGCTCCCAGAGGAGCCGCGCCCTCAGTTTCCCGCTTGCTCCACGACCTCCGCGTGGGTGGGCATCTCAGGCTGGATGAAGTTCTCCTGGTCGGCGCAGAAGTTTCGGACCTGCTGGAAGATCCACCTCGGGAGTGCCTGGATGTACTCCGCGGCCGCTTTCGAGGAGAACGGCGCGGGCTTGTTCCCGTCTTCGTAGACGTCCTCCCAGCCATCGATCACGAACAGGGGGTATAGCCTGAGGTCCTCGTCGAAGTTGTCGTCGAGCACGTCTTGCGGAGTGCGCCCGCCCTTGTACGCCTTCGAGTTTTTCGCGAGCCGTTTGACGACCTGGTTCCAGAACTCCTTGTTCTCCTCCGTTGCTGGACGAACGATCAGCACCGGGTGCTTGTTCTTCGAACCGGGGGGCGTGTCAAGTTGGCTGATCTCGAAGCGAGCCGTTGTCTTCCCGTCGATGTGGAGCTTTTTGAGATGCTCGAATCTGCTAACCATGCCGGGGCTTCCTTCTTGAAAGTACTACGAGGCGCCCCTCGGTTGAGGAGCGCCTCGAAAGAATGCCAAGTCCCTGGATCCGGGTCTAGGCGTCGCGATCAGGCCGTCGGAACAATCGGGATGATCGAGACCCCCAGCGACGTCCCGAAAACCGGATCCAGGAAGGCTTGGCCGGTCAACGCAACCTTGACCGATTCGTTTCGCGGGAGCTCGCGGCCGCCGTTGCCGAGCGTGAGAGAGGGGATGTCGAAGCCAACCACGCCGTCGTCGTTGTGGATTGCCCAGTCCATTGAGCAGGTCGTGTTGCCGCGGATGCGCGCGATGACGTTCGGGCTCGTGAAGAGCGCGGTGGTCTCGATGTCCACCTCGAAGTTCCCGTAGTTCAGGAAGCGCGCACCGAGGAACCCGAGCACCTTCTCGGGGCCCACGTTGTTGGAGAGCGACGTGGTCATGTCGGTGAGATCGGTCGTGAGTCCGGTCTCGTCGACGTCCTGGATGCGCAAGCGAACGAAGTCGCTCGTCGTGTTGAAGGCAGCCGTCTGGCGAGGCTGCGCGGGCGTATCTGCGTTGGTTTCGCGATCGGCGTTGTCGACGGGCGGAACCGTGTCCGATCCGATGAAGCTCAGCGTGAGCGTCGCCTTGTCCTGGCCCGGCATGTTGATCTGCATGCCGTTCGCCAGGTTGTCCTCGGCGTACTCGAAGCCGTCAGGTTCTGGGACCGGCGTCGGCGGGTCCGTCTCGAAGAGGTTGGGCCACGAACCCTCGAAGTCGAAGTAGCGCTCGAGGAAGGAAGCATGGCTGACCGGGACGTTGCGGATGAAGAGCCCGAAGAGCAGGTCAACAGCATCGGCCGCCTGGTTGCCGCCACCGTTCAGTCCGGTTCCGAGCCTGTTCGTGATCTTGTCGACCACGATGTCACCACCGACCGTGTTCGCGATCGATCGCACGCGCGCGTACGCGGTTCCATTGGTGAACTGCGTCGCCCCGGTGAGTCCACCGATGTGGATAAGCTGCCCGACCGTGAGCCCAATAAGGCTCGGGTTCGTGAGCGCAGAGGAAAGTGTGTTCGTGGCGTCCGTCCACACAAGGTCGGTGAAACGCCAGCCCGCGGTCTCGATCGTGGCGAGCGCCGTATTGCCGGGGTCCTCGTCGATGAACGCTGGCGATCCCTTGACGGGCGTTTCCGTCGTTGTGCCCGCCGCGTCCACCTCGAAGAGCGCATTCGCTATCGACTGCGCGAAGCCGCGGCCGTAGACGAGCTGGTGCTCGGGCATCGCGGCAGCAATCGCGTCGTGCGTGAAGCCTGCGACCCCCACGCCGGGAACGTCGTTGTCCACCTTCAGGTTGTCCCAGAGCGCCCCCGACTTCAGGCGGTAGTTGGTGGCGAGCGCGAAGATGAAGCCCTCGACGAAGTCGAGCCAGGAGTCGACGGTCAGGTCGACCTCGAACTCGACCGTGGAGTCGAGGTCAACGATCGTGCCCTTGCGTCGCTGGCGATTCGGGGAGATCGGCGCGCGCGCGACAGTCGCGATCTCCGCACCCCAGGTCGTGACGTCCTCTGGCTCGAGCAGCTTCCATGCGGGCGACGCGCCAAGCACTCCGAAGGACTGCTGGATTGCGAACGCCAGTGCGAAGTTGTTGGTGAGCGTGCGTCCCATAGTCTCGTTCTCCTACTTCGTCTCGTGGAAGTCGAATGGCACCTCCACAATGGCCGTGTTCCAGATGCCGCGCTCCTGGCCCGTCTCGCGCGCGTCCGAAGCGAATGATCGAATCCCCGCGAAGCTGACTCCCTCGAAGAGGTCGTTTGCCGCCTTCATCAGCGGATCGAGCGCGCCCTCTCCGCTGTCGATTGGCGTGTACAAGTTCACGAAGATCGCCGCAATCCTCGTGAACTTGCGCGAGCCGATGGGCCCAAGTGTGTGGCTCGGCGTCACCTGATTTCGCACGGTGAGCCGCGCCCAATTCTCCTCTCGGGGCTCGTCGAACGGCTCGCCTGCGAACGTCCACTCGACGGTAGCCGTCCAGCCGTCGCGCCAGCGCTGGTAGATCGACTCGCGAACTTCCTCGAAGGTCGGCATGGTCAGGCCGCGCGCGCAACCTGTCGGATGGCTCGAAGGATAGCGGTCTGCACGAACGCGCGCGGAGCCTGACCAGAGCTCCCGTCGTTCAGGCTCTCGATGTAGGGAACGCCGTTCGAAACGAAGATGGGGCCCTGCCGAAGCTTGTAGCGCGTCGCGACGATCGCGATGCCCCGCTCTGCCGGCCCAAGGTCGATGCTCCCCTTCTCGGCCGAGGCGCGCGTGCCCACGGTGCCCGATCGAGCAGATCCGATGGCGGGCACCCAATTCGCTCGAGCCCAGCCCGTGTCGACGGGCGTGCCGCCCTCGCTCGGAGCCGCGACCAGGTTCGCGTGCACGAGCAGCGTGAGACGCTTGATGTTCTTCTCCGTGAAGAGCGTCAGCTCCTGCACCACGAACCGGGTCTGCTTGCTGGCCAAGGGTGAGCACTCTCAGGCCATCGGCTTGTAGCCGTGCTCCTCGAGCCAGCGGTTTGCCGCATCGGTCCCTTGCACCTTGGCGAGCTCCGCGCCGTCTTTCGACATGCGATACCAGCCGCCGCCGAGATTCTCGATATCGAGCCCTTCATCGGCAACTGGGGTTGGGGGAATGCCGTCCTTAAGGCGCCGACGCGCGACCAGGTACTCGGTCCATGGATGGCCCTTTGGACCGATCCGGTTCCGCCGCCAGAGCGCGAAGAGGTGGTGACGCCGAAACTCCGACGCCGCGATCTCGGTTCCGATCGGAATAAACTCCCGGCTCGTTCTGCGAATGGGACGGACGACCACCCAGACATCGCTGCGCCGAAAGCGCGGCTTCCCAGGCATCCGGAGCTGTCCGGATCCGGGCGCTTGCGACTGTGCAACAGGTTCTGCCATGTGCCGTCCTCTGATTTGAGCGTTTGCTGTAAGGGGGCGAAAGCCTGCGCTCCCGCCCCCTTACCCATCATCAGGTCGTGACGTTGTTGAAGTAGTAGCCGAGCTCCGCCGCGATCTTCTTGTAGGCAAGAGCCATCTCCGCCTCGATGCGGTCCGCTTCGAGCTCCTCCATCCGGAAACGCTTCACGCGGATCCCGGAGGGGGTGCTTCCAAGGAGGCCGGTCCAGGAGAACTGGATGCCTGCCGTGACGTCGTTCAGGCCGACCGTCATTGGTGCATAGTAGAGCAGCACGTCGTCGGTCGGACCGATCAGGGCCCGCGTCGTCGTGGCAGCACCCTTCGTGCTCGTGACCCTGATGGCATCCATGATCTCGATCGAGTCGAGCTCGAGGATCTGCGCCAGAAACTGGCGCTGAACCATCGCCGGCATCGCCGTCGTGGCTCCACCGGTGATGCGAGAGAGGATGTCGTCGTTGTTGAGCAGCGTGTCGTACGCCTGCCGACCGAAGATCGCTCGGTTCAGACGCTTGCCGGTCGAGACCTGCGCAATAGCCTTCGCCGCCTGAAACTCCGCAATCGGATTGCTGGTCGAGACATCCCACTTCGTGGTCGGCGAGAAGTCCGTGCTCCAGATGCCGGTGCCCATGAACGCGGTGGCAAAGAGCCGCTCGCGCAGGATCATCAGCTTCTCGGTCACGTACCTCGTTGCCGTGCGCTCGAGGTCGATCCCATCGTCCGCGTTCGCCCGTTGGCGATCCGTGACGTCCTTGTGGTGGGCGTACACGCGCGCGTAATAGAGGTCGGTCGATTGAGTGAAGGATCCGCCGCTGGACTCGGTTCCGTCCGCACGCTCCTCGGCGTCATCACGCCAGAAGTCGTCTCGATCGAAGATCCAGTACAGGTCGGATTGTTTCGCGACAGGCATGTTCGGCATCCCGCGGAGGGCGACGAAGCCCGCCTCGTTCTGCAGATAGAGCTGCGCGAAGTTGGTAAGGGGCCGGTTGACGTGCACGTCCCCTGCGAGCGGCTTGGTAAGAGGCATCTGTTTGTGCTCCTTCTAGACCCCCAATGGGATCAGATGACCATTCCGCCCTTGACGAGCAGAACCGTGACGACCTCGCCGGCAGCCGCGGTGGCAGTCTGGGCATAACCCAGAATCCTGTCGCCAGTCACGGCAGTGACAGCACGACCCGTCGCATCGGATGCGACAGGAACACCGGCAACGATCGCCGCTCCCGCAGTGACCTCCGTCTTGCAGCCGTTGTATTTCGCAACGGCAATACGGTCGAGGTCCGCGGCAGCAGGCTCCATGCTCACGCCAACCGCGTCGTCGGTGTCAGCGGCGCATTGGATGACCTTCGCGCCACTCATCTTAACGAACCGAGCGATTGCAATCGCAGCGCCGGCCGTCATCGAAATAGGGGATTCGACAGCTTCGAACATGGTCAACCCCTCGCAGCCGTGGGCTGCTCATTGACCGCCGCCTTGGCGAGCTCGGGATGCGCCGTCGCAACTTTGTCGTAGGCGGTGTAGAAGTCGACCCCGGCGTTTTTCGCCATGTACTCGCGCGCCTTCGCCTCGAGATCACTCGAGGGACTGCCAGGGCTGCCCGGAACTTCGCGGGTTCCGATGCGATCGCCACTCTTCGCCATGGCGCTGTTGCCGGCCCGAATCGCTTCGAGCACCGCCGTGCGGGTGGGCTCGTCCGTAATCGAGTCCACGGCCTTGAGCAGCGCAGATCGGACTTTCACGTCGCCGGGAAGATGCGAGGCATCGATGCCCGCACGCTTGGCGAGGTTCTCCTCTGCGCGCTCGAACTCCGACTTCGCAAGGCGCTGAGCGTTCTCGTCCGCCTGCTTCGCGAGCCGGATCATCCGATCGCCGTCGCTCGAGCGGAACTCGGTTCCGTCGAGAGCCTTGTAGAGAACAGGATCGCCCTTGCGGATCTCTTCGATCTCGCGCTGGCGCTCCGGCTCACTTTTCGAGAGAAAGGCCGCCTTCAGCTCATCGGTCTTCAGCGAGCCGTAGTGGGCTCGATGGGGATCCGCGAGCGCGGCGACCGCGGTAGCCGTGGCGTTGGCCTTCTTCAGCGTCTCGTTCTCCTTGCGGAGATCGTCGATCTGCTTTTGAAGGTCCACGCCACCAGCCGCCGGTTCGGTCTTGGTGGTCATCGTGGTTTCCTTGGTGTTGGATGAACCGGCGGGCCCCGCAGCGATCTCCGCGAGCATCCCCTCCCCGGGTAGCTCGCTCTCCAGCCCAAGAGCCCGCGCGCGCTTCACGACGTGAGCCGCGGCTTGGTGCTGATCCCCATCGCCGCCGACGAGCTCGATCGCCGTGAGCAGGTCGGCCTTGCAGCGAATGGGGAATGACCCGTCGGGGAGAGCGGCAGCGTCGCCCATGCTCTCCCCTTCG